TGCAAATTAAGAATTATCTGTGTTGCATTATATCTGTCATATGCTATTTCACGCACAATGTACTTGCTTGCAATATCCTTTATGTCAGCTTCAATTCTTCGGTAGTCAACTACATTTCCCTCTGTTGTTCGTATAAATCCGTTTGCTTTCCATACATCATACGGAACATGGTCACGTCGGACACGCTGACGAAGATTTTCTTCCGGTATCCAAAAATACGGAACAATTATATATTTTTCTGTATCGTTTCTCGGAGGGAACACCAAAACAAATGCCGTAAGGTCAAGTGTTGTTGAAAGGTCAAGACCTGCATAGCATTCCCTTCCGATAAGTGTATCAAGATTTATTACTTCATCACACGCATCCCATTTCTCCATCTGCATCCATCTTGTTGACTGCTTAACCCACTGATTAAGTCGGAGCTGTCTGAACAGATTTTCCTCAGCCGGATTTTCCTTTGCCGACAAAAATGCGGCACGAACTTTTTCAATGTCAACTGTATGTCCGAGCGAGGGATTTGCTTTATACCAATTACGTTCATCTGTCCAGTCATCTGTATCTTCTATTCCGTATATAACAGGATAAAATGTCGGATCGATTTTTCTGCCTTCCAAAATGTCAACTGCCTTTTGGTGCTGTTCAAAACATATGCTGTTTCGGTCTGTTCCGGCAGTAGTTATAAGAAAGAACAGTGGCTGTGTTCGTGCATCACCTGAACCTTTTGTCATTACATCAAACAATTCACGGTTCGGCTGTGAATGCAGTTCATCAAATATTACGCCGTGAACATTAAGACCGTGTTTTGTAAAAGCCTCACTCGACAGCACTTGATAATATGAATTAGTCGGTTTATACACAAGTCTTTTTACTGACATAACAGGCTTAATTCTCTTTTTCAAAGCAGGACATTGTTCGACCATATCCACCGCCACATCAAACACAATACTTGCCTGCTGACGGTCACTTGCACAGCCGTATACTTCTGCACCCCATTCACCGTCACCGCATGTAAGATACAGCGCCACTCCTGCTGCAAGTTCTGACTTACCCATCTTCTTCGGTATTTCAACATATGCTGTGTTGTATTGTCTGTATCCGTTCTCCTTTACCGTACCGAATACATCATTTATTATTTTATCCTGCCACGGCAGCAATTCAAAAGGCACACCCCGCCATTTGCCTTTTGTATGTTTAAGTGCATTTATAAATGTAACTGCACGTTTTGCTTTATTTTCATCATACATTACTTTTTCTCTCCGCCTAATGAAAGAAGCTGTTCCATAGCGTCATCACTGCTGTCATTGCCTTTGTCTGTTACAATTCTTGACCTTGACGCAGGAGTAAGACCGAACTGTTCACAGAACTTGCTCATCTGTTTCATATACTGCTGAGCAATAGATACCTGCGGCACTTGCTGCCAATATCCGCTCGGAGTTTTGACAATAGCACCGTGTCTTGATATAAATTCTTCTGCTTCTTTCCAACGTGCATAAGCTTGGCAATATCCCGCAAAAGCCGCCATATCAACTTCTGTTAGAATACCGAGCTGTTCCATCTGTTTCGCAAGACGTCTCCATTCCTTTTTCGCATCATCTTCAAGCCATTTCGGACAAGACAGTGCACGAGCCGCAGGTTTCGGCTCATTTGCGTTTAACTGTCTCTTGCCCGGATTACCCTCAAGCTGTTTTACTGCCGTTGGTTTCGGCTTTCTGCCCCTCTGTGCCAAGCGTATCACCTCCATTCGTATAAATTTCTTGTCATTAAAAATTTTCATACAAAAAACCGCCATTTAAGGCGGTTTAAAAATTGTATTTTCTTATTTTTCTGTAATCATAATCTCATATTCATAGCTGTTTAGTTCAAAAAGGTCAACTACTTTCCATAAATCATATTGGTCAGGAATATCTTTAACTGTTCCGCAGAAATAAACGTCTGTATGTTTTTCATTAACCAATTTTATTGTTGCGTTTCGGTTGATAAGGCTGTAAAGTTTCTTTAATTTTAGCATTTTGTTTTCCTCCGTTTTCTCGGTCTGTTTATCTTTTTGTTGTACACATATTACCGTTATATGAGGACTTTATCAATACCATTACTATAACAAAAAGTACAGCCTTTATTTGTGTATATACTACCCTCGTATTCCCTTAAAGTTATAGTTTCCCTTACGAATTTCCGCAATGTCGGCATCTTGTGCCTTTTTGTATTCCGAATCGGTACATTCTTTTTTCTTGCAGTCCATACAGATACATTCGCTGTTAAACATACTTTGAATTCGACCGTCTTTTAAAGACTTTCCGCATCGGTCACAGTTTTTCTGTGTAAAAAAATTATCCATCTCAATTCACCTCCGCCATACAGCGTTCAAATGCCGTCTTTAATTCCTCCACGGGCATACCGTTAGATTTATACCCGCGTTCTATTCCTCCGTAATAATACTCTGTCGGTGTCTGCATTTTTTGACAGTATTTATCGTCCATAACATAGAACATCGCTTCAATCGTATCTTCGCCGTTATCAATTTCCACCGAAATATTCTGCTTGATATAAAAGCTCGGATAACCCTCATAATGGTCAAGTGTCTTTTCGCACTGTTCTGTAATAACCCAAAGCAGAACAGGCACTCGGTCTCCTTCAGATTTTTCAATGTTGGCAAAGCCTCCGCTCCTGAATGTGAGCCGATAGCCGTTTATGTACCCCACCTTGTACACTTCAGCATGCGGACATCTATACGCCATCTGTTCCAAATTAATGTTTGAGCCGTATGCTCCGTAGATTTTTGTTTTCATAATATTTCGTCCTTTCTGAGCGGTTGATTTTTGTAATACCGCTTCTACTGCCATAAGGACGGCTTAAACCGTCCGTTGGCTGTAACTGTTTCAGAATTATTTGTCTTTCTATCTCATACTGCGGTGTATAATTTCAAGTATTTCATTCTGCTCCTCTTTACCTACACCGATATTTTCAAGAGCCTCATGTATTCCGCAGTCAGGACAAATCATTGTTTTGTTATCTGCTCTTGATAATGCTGGTCTGCCCGTGTATTCCTGTCCGCATTTAGGACATATGGCTGTTTTTATATCTTCATACTTCTTCATATCATTGTCTCCTTTTTGCTTTCGTCAATAGCGTGTAACAACTGTTTTGAATCAAATCCGAAGTTTCTGTATCCCCAAAGACAAGTCATAACATAACTCATTGACGGAACACCGCTCGGTCTGTTTTCGTCCAATATATATGCAAATGCTGTGCGTTCACGTTTTTTGCCCGTCTTAATTCCTGTTACCGTTACTTGAAATTCCTTTTTATAATAATATTTCGGATACCCCTCGTAGCGGTCAAGCGACCGTTCGTCCTCTGTTGTCAACTGCCACACGGCAACGGGAACTTCCGCACCTTGTTTCGGTTCAACTGTCAGATAAGAGCCCGTTTTGCTTTTCTTGAACATCAACTTGTAATTCTCTATAACCGCAATTCCCATAAGCCGTGCCGACGGACAGCGATACCGCATTTGCGGTATGTAAAGGTTACTGCCGTAAGTTAAGTAATGTCGTTTCATTATTATCATATCCTTTCCGAAGGAAACACCCTTCTACCACCTTAAGACCGCCTAATGCGGTCGCAGTTTTAAGGTTTTAGGAGGCTGTTTTCTTCGGTTATGCCATTCTGCCGTTTCTGAATGATGCATCTCCGTCAAGGTGTTTTGTAAGGATTTCTCTCGCCGTTGCAAATTCTTCACCGATAAATCCAAGTCTTAAAAGCCATGTTCTCATTGCGTATTTAGGATTTTCAGTCTGCTGTGGTTTCGGACTTGCTGACTTTAGTGTTTTTGCCATCTGACTGAGTGCAAGGCAAAGCTGAATGTAGCTTTTTAACTGTCCTGCGTGTAAGCCGTTTTGTTTTCCGTTGGACGGTGCATCGAATTGAAAAAGTCTGAATTCAACCGTTCCTTTTGTAAAAGTTGCGTGTAGGTTCAGCATATGGTATCTGCTGTCGTTGTAATGCTGTGTTCTGCCGTAGTTTGCACCGTTTGATGTGTACCAAATATCCGCTAATTCCGACATTGTTCTTGGCTTTCTTCTGTTAAGGTTATCAAGGAATTTCGGACTTACCATTCTGCAGTAATTGTTTATTCTGCTCTGTGAAATATTTAATGCACTTGCTATGAGGCTTTCGTGGCTTGCCATTATGTTTGCAAGATTTCTGAGTGTCTGTGCTGTGTGTCCGTTAGCACCGATATGAATATGTACACCGCATCCTCGTGTTGCATCGCTTTTGGCTTTCGCTTTTCTAAGTCTTCTTATAAGTTCCTGCAAAAGCGGAATATCTTCGTATTTAAGAATCGGCGTTACCAATTCGCATTTCTCACTGTCAACCCCTGCAATGCTTACATCCCTTTGGAATTTCCACTCTCTGCCCTCTGTGTCCCAAGCTGACCAAGTGTAATAACCGTTTCTGTCTGCTGTATATTTGTATCTGCCTGTTCCGAAATAGTCTGCGGCTATTCTCGCAGCATTTTCTCTTGTAATGTTGTTCATTTCAACCTCAACACCGATGGTCTGTCTTTTCATTTCCTCAATCTGAATTCTTGTTTTCTCGTTCATTGTATTTCCTCCGTTTTTAGGCTTTCTGCCCTTTTCTTGTAACACATATTACCGTCATACGGAGATTATATCAATACGATTAGTACACAATAATATACACTGTAATTTGTGTACATTACGGCTGTGGATTGAGTTCGTGTTTATTTTTCTTACTTACATCGCTCAGGTCTGCCGTAGCGAAATGCACCGTCACCGCTGAGATTTCTCATCAGTTCTTTACGGAGCGGTTTATATTCAATACCTGATAAACCGATACGGTTTAAGAATGTACGCATTGCAAATTTTTCGTTGTCAACCGGCTTATCCTTTGTATTCACTCTTACAGCTTTTTCCGCCATTTGGTAAAGGGCTTTGAAAAGTGATATATACAGTCCAAGCTTTTCATTTGGAATTACGCTGTCAAACCAGTCAAACCATATTTCATCCTTGTTCCATTCAACTTTCAGTTTCTTATCCGTACCGACTGCCTTTTGAAACAAGGTCATTTTGCCCGCAATAATCGCTTTGAGATTTGCAATTATTTTATCGCTACAAGGTTTATCAGATAATTTTGCAATCGGCAGTCCGATTGAACAGCCTATTGTTTCACTTTCAAAATCTTTATTTGTGTCTGCAATATCAATATTTTCATCATTCTCGGTTTCATATCCGCACTCATACAGCTTTTCAAGTAAATGCTCAACTTTATCATTGTCGGTGTCGTTTGAAATTTTAAGTGTTCCGTCACTCGTAACTGTGCAGTAGTCTCCAATTTGATAAGCAAACGACGGTGCTCCAAGATATTTAGACTTTTTTCCAATTATATTGCTAACTGCTTTCACAAGAGCCTTTCTGTCCGTTCCTGTCAGATTATATTTAATCTCCATTACGGCAATCCTCCTTTATTTTTTTGTTAAGCACATATTACCGTCATGCAGAAAATATATCAAGGTGTATAGTACACAATATTATATTACAGAATTTGTAAGTTCAGCATAGTGAGCAATTCCGTTCAATACATAGAACACGCACGGAAGTGCAACACCATTTCCCCACATCGTATATTCCGCACTGTCGGAATGAGGATTTTTAAGCCACTTTATAATCTGATTTCTTGTTTTCGGTTTTGTACTTTTACAAAGTGCTTTTCTGTGATTTTCAAAAATATCCGACCATTTCTGAATTTCTTCTTCCGTAGGATTTTCTGTTTCCAAACCGTCACACCACCATACAGGGAACCCTTGCAGCAGAGCACATTCTTTAGGTGTCAGACGTCTTACTATATATTCCGTACCGTTTGTATCATTTACAAGCGGAGGGTCTTTGTAATCGCTTGCAACAAGTGTATTTGCACATTCTTTTTCGGCACTTGTAAAGAATGATGCCTTGCTTGCCGAATATGCAGGTTCGGCTACCGCTCCCGGACCTTTTGCCACCATTGTCGGCTGTTTCTCTTTTTCTATTGCAAAATCATATAACGCATTTTGTCCTTGATTAAATGCAGCACGGTCAATTCCGTATGCAACCGCATGTCGGTCAACTGTATTTAATGTAAATGATGTATCCTGATTAAATCCGCTGCCGTTCGGTCCGTTTTTCTCCTTACGTCCAATCATTGAACCCTGTAATGCAACAACAGCCATACCTCCTTGATTAGATGACGGATTTACACCTCCGCAGTCAATGGTGCGAGAAGTATCTGCCGCATATATTCCGCTGTTCGGATTGTCAGACTTCATCGAATTGCTATCGTTTGAACATATCCCGTACACTTTCGGTTCAAATAAGGTCTGGTCATTATTACAGCTTAATGTTGCCGACTTATTTTCTTGTATCAATGCACCTTTACCGCCGCCGTCACATCCGCATCTGATTTTTAAAGTTTTTGGTGTATGCACGACAAACGGCTGATTATTACCGCCCGTTCCGAAAGTTGCAAGCACTGTCTGTGATACTTCCAACAGACCTATATATCTTATATCTTGAGAGTGATTTTCAAACATTACACACGTCGGATGATGTGCCTGAGCTCTCAAAGTAGTTGTTTTGTCTTGCGTCACATCTATACGTTCTCCGCCTTGATCGTTTAAACATATTGTGCCTGTTTCTCCAATGCCCGTTTCAGCAGTTCCGGCAGTTCCTTGCCGCGAACAGATGCTCTTCTTAAAATTCCCGAACACGCTCTCTGACTCAAATAATACTTTTCCGGCACATTCTCCTGCAAAATCTGCGACAAGAAAGATTCTTCTGCGTCTTTGAGGGACTCCGAAGTATTGCGCATCGAGTATTCGATAGGCAACGGAATAATCATTTCCCACAATTTCTCCGGCTGTTGTCCATTTCTTTTCAGGCATAGGAATATGTACGGTTTCATCTTTGATTTTGCAGATTTCTTCAAGGACTGTCCTAAAATCCTGTCCTTTTGAGCTTGACATTGCTCCCGGCACATTCTCCCACACAATCCATCTCGGATATTCTCCATTTGTATTCTCCCTCATTTCCTTTATAACCCGAATCGCCTCAAAAAACATTGATGATTTTTCACCGTTTAACCCTTCACGTTTTCCCGCCAAAGACAAGTTTTGACAAGGGCTCCCGAATGTAATTATATCAACAGGCTCAATCTTTCCGCCGTTCATTTTTGAAATATCCCCGTAGTGTTTCATATGCGGAATACGCTTGGTAGTAACCCGAATAGGAAATGGTTCGATTTCACTCGCCCATATAGGCGTAATTCCAGCCATCATTCCGGCAAGAGAAAAACCCCCGCTGCCGTCAAATAACGAGCCAAGTGTTAAATTACTCATTCGTCAATACCTCACTGTACGGAATTTTTTCACCGTTACGCAATAAAAAAACGTCATCTGAATTTTCTTTAAAATCCACATAACGTCTTACAATTACATCTACAAACTTCTCATCAATCTCAATCGCATAACATATACGGTCAGTCTGTTCGCACGCAATCAATGTACTTCCGCTGCCGCCGAACGGTTCAAGAATAACTGAATTGACTACACTTGAATTTTGTATCGGATATGCCACAAGCGGTATTGGTTTTGTTGTCGGATGAAGTTCTGATTTCTTCGGCTTGTCAAAATTCCATACCGTTCTTTGTTTTCTGTCAGAGTACCACTTATGTCCGGCAGTAGGTTTCCATCCGACAAGTATAGGCTCATGACAATACTGATAATCACATCTGCCGAGCACTGGTGTATTTTTCACCCATATACACGTTTGATGACAGAAAAATCCCGCATCACGAAATGCCGTTCTGAAATTTATACTTTCCTTATCAGCATGAAAAACATAAATGCTTGCACCGTCTGCACAAACATCATACATACACTTAAAAGCCGAAAACAGAAATTCATAGAACTTTCCGTCCTCCATGCTGTCATTTTGAATAGTACCTGCTGTACCCTTGTATGCAACATTATACGGCGGGTCTGTTACAACAAGATTTGCTTTTTTGCCGTTCATCAAGTTTTCATATGTTTCCGCTTTTGTACTGTCACCGCATATTAATCTGTGTTTTCCCAAAAGCCATATATCACCTTGTTCAGACACCGGATTTTCCGGAGGTGTCAAATCTGCATCATCTTCTTTAACTTCACCCTCTTGCGATTTGGCGAGAAGTTCATTAAGTGCTTCTTCCGTAAATGCAGACATCTCAAGTTCAATATCACCGCTGTCCTTTATATCTTGTAAAATATCAGCAGACATTTTCATATCAAGTTCTGAAAACTCCTGTATTTTATTATCTGCCATAAGGTCGGCATATTCCGAAGCTTCACTTTCATAATCCTGAAAATCAACGGGAACTTGCTTTGCTCCGATTTCTTTTGCGGCAAGAAGTCTTCCGTGACCTTTTACCACGAATCCGGAGCGGTTTGACACTACAATCGGATGCCGCCAGCCTTGACGTTTTATGATTTTAGCCAATGCGGTTATCTGTTCCTTCGGGTGCTTGTTCGGATTTCTCGGATTGCCCACCAAGCTGTCCGTATCGACAATTTTATCGTGAGCACAATACACTGCAACTCCGTCTGCTGTTGCTTTCGGTTCTATATGTTCAATCATACTTTTCCTCCGTTATGTAGATTCCAATATTGTTTTCTGCATTTGTCCGAGCAAAAAACTTTTCTTTTTTTGCCTGCGGTATGCTTAAGTCTTTTTCCGCAGTTCCGGCAGATAAGTCCAAGCTGTACAGATACATCGTTGTTCATTGCCACCACTGGTCCTACGCCTACAAGTCCGTTCCGTTTACAATATGATTTCACTGTACTCAGCGGCAGAATAAGTGTACTTGCAATATGCTTATATCCGTTACCGTCAAGCCGCATTCTGCGAATTTTAATTTTCTGTTCTTCGGTCATAAACTGTTCTCCTCTATCAGTAAAATTCAATAAACAACAGCCGAATAATTGAAATCTTCATAATGTTGTGATATAATATTTATGAGTCATCTATTAAGCTCCTCTATGACTCACCAGACCAAGTGTGGTTCAGAGCAAACGAAAAGAATCGCGTTTTAGGAGGAGGAATGCTTATGAAGATTTTACTGTTTTTATATTATTTTATTGTCAGTGTTCAATTTACTTTTGTAATACCAAATAGCTTCATTGAATTTTCGTTTGCAGCCCTGATAATAATCGGTTCACATTTTTGTGAACCTTTTTTTATATTAAAAAGCAATAAAAAATGCACACTTGAGGACGATTTCAAGTATGCAATAATGCAAGTGTATATTTAGTTATGCGATAATTTTAATGTGACCGTTTTTAGGTCCCCTTGCTTAATTTTGCGAAAATTTGCGTAAATGGGGGCAACGGTCTACGCTCACCCATTTTTTTAAGATTATATAGCCACTTGGGGAGAGTGTACCCATAAAATGCCCGATTATTTGTTCATTCGGGATTGTAAACCTTTAACCGATTATATATTTTTTATTTGCTTCGCTGACTATGAGATTTTTATTATAATTGCATATAATATTTATATATTAAACTGCTGATTGCGTTTTATTAGCTTGATATTAGCAGTCTAATATGTTATAATAATACTACAATCAACGGAAGGAGTGATTTTACATGGCTAACATATCAAATGTAAGTTTTCGCATTGACAGCGACTTGAAAGCTCAAGCCGATACACTGTTTTCTCAACTTGGTATGAATATGACCACAGCGTTTAACATTTTTCTGCGTCAGTCAGTACGCGAAGGACGTATTCCGTTCGACATAACTATAAACACACCCAACTCAGAAACAGTGGCGGCAATGCTTGAAACCGAGCGTATGCTGCGCGATCCCAATTTAAAGGCATATGATGTTGAAGACGCTCTAAAGGAGTTGAAGTCATGAATCTAAAAGTCATCTGGACTTCCAGATTTAAAAAAGACTACAAACTCGCAATCAAGCGCAACCTAAACATTGAGCTTCTTGACGATGTAATTCGTATGCTTGCCGCAGGACAGACATTGCCGGAAGAATACAATGACCATCAGTTAACGGGCAATCTCAAGGATTACCGTGAATGTCATATTCAACCGGATTGGCTGTTGATGTATCGCATTGAAAAAAGCATTCTTGTTCTTACACTGCAAAGAACCGGAACGCACAGCGATTTGTTCGACAAATAAATATCGGGACGGTTTCAGTAACTGTATGTAGCTTTACTGTCAAACCGTCCCGTTTTTTTATCATGACAGCTCTTACAAAGGCTCTGCCAGTTGCTTTTATCCCAAAACAATTTATTATCACCTCTGTGCGGTTTGATATGGTCAACCACCGTAGCTTGAACGTATTTCCCGTTCCTCTTACAAATCTCGCACAGAGGATGTTCTCTAAGATATGCCTTGCTTGATGTTCTCCATTTACTTCCGTATCCACGCTTTGTGGCTGAGCGAGTAACTTCAGGGTGACATGATATATGTTCCTCACAATATCTTCCGTCAGTTAAATTTGCACAGCCCGGATGTCTGCATGGTTTCTTTGGTCTGTATGGCATATTCTTTCCTTCAACGAAAAAAGGACGCTCCGTATAGGAAACATCCTTCTTTGTATAACTTTTCACTTTCAAGTCTTAAATATTTATTTCTAATCTTCCCTGCAATACCGTATTATCGGAATAATACAACCTCAATTATTGGAACAATACACAAAGCCGACTGTTACATATCATCTCTCTGTTTATTCTTCTCTCGCAATTATAGCATAACACACTTTTTTACGATGTTCAAGAGTGAACTGAAGTGAACTTGCGTGAACTATAGTGTCCAATTTTCTTTTTATATGATTTTATCAAGTTCAGCCAAAGCTTTCAAGTGCATTTTATGAATATACCGTATTGTAAAATTAAGTTCCAACGCAATATATCTCCACGTTTTACGGTCGGCATACCTAAGCCACAAAATCCGTTTATATCTTTCATCTGCGATTTTATCAAGCTTTTCCCATACTTCTACTTTAAAATCGACAAGTTCATCAATATCTCTGTCAATATCACGGTCAATATCGATTATCTTTGTCATTATATTTTCAAGCGGATTTTTATTCCGTGTATGCTGAACTGTTTCTCCGCTGTAATTCGGAGTGGTATTCATTGCAACATCACGAAGTGTCATAAGACGCTGTTGTTTTCTGTTTATCGCATTATCCATTGTTATAAGCTGACTTAAATATTCCTTTGCCGTCATTTATATATTCCCTCCATCCTTGCTTTTATAGCCTCCATCAAAGAAGCCTGTCCCATGTCTTTATCATTTAAAGCCGTCATCACATCTTCATCAACCGTACCTTTGGTCACAATATGATGAACAACTACCGTGTTTTTCTGTCCCTGCCTATAAAGTCTTGCATTCGCCTGCTGATACAGTTCCAAACTCCACGTCAGTCCGAACCATATAATCGTGCTTCCGCCTCTCTGCAAATTCAACCCGTGTCCGCAGCTTGCCGGATGTGCCAACGCAATTTGTATTTTACCGTTATTCCAATCGCATATATCCCGTTCCGTTTTTATCTCACGGATATTAAATTTTTCTGCTATTCTGTCCTTATCGTGCTTATAGCTGTAATAAACAAGTATGCTCTTTCCGTTTGACGCCTCAATTAAATCCTCCAAAGCTTCAAGTTTACGATTATGTATTTTCTTCACATTTTGGTTTTCATCATAAACAGCACCATTTGCAAGCTGCAGCAGTTTATTGCTGAGACTCGCCGCATTCACTGCATCAATATCACCGTCGGCAAACGGCAGAAACATTTCCTTTTCAAGTTTCCGATAAAGTTTCATCTCTTTATCGTTCATCTCAACTTCGTAAATGTTGTCTATTCTTTCAGGCATTTTGATATAATCCACAGCTTTCATCGAAATACATATATCCGATATTTTCTCATATATCCTTTTTTCTGCATTAACCAACGGCTTGTATGAATACACAATCGCACCGTTTCGTTTATCCGGTTTGAAATATTCATCACGAAAACCCGTTATATATCTTCCGAGCCTTTCTCCCATATCCAGCAGATTTATCTCAGCCCACAAATCAATCAAACCGTTAGGTGCAGGTGTTCCGGTCAGACCTACAATTCTGTCAAACTTAGGTCTGACCTTACGCAGTGCTTTAAACCGTTTACTTTGATGGGATTTAAACGAACTGAGTTCGTCTATCACAACCATATCAAAATCAATGTGACCGCTATTTACAAGCCACTCTACATTTTCACGGTTTATGATATAAATGTCGGCATCCGCTTTTAAGGCTTTTTCCCTTTCGTCCGCACTACCGATTGCTATTGAACATCTCAGGTATTTTAGCTGTTCCCATTTGTCACACTCCTGTTTCCATACCGACAGTCCAACTCTGAGCGGAGCTATTATAAGGACTTTTGAAATCTCAAAATAATCATACATAAGGTCACTTACAGCGGTGAGTGTTGTTATCGTCTTACCCAGACCGCATTCAAGCATAAGTGCCGAAATCGGATTGTTTATTATAAAATCAACACCGTACTTTTGATACTCATGCAAATTATCTCTGCTCAATTTCATCAAGCACACCTCCGATTTGTTCCGTACCGTCAATGCAATACACCGAAAAACCTAATGATTCTAATTGCCTTTTTCGCTTTATCTGTATGCTCCTCATTTTCCGTCCGGGTGCTTTCATCTCTGCAAATGCAATTTTTCCGAAAGGTAGCAAAATCAATCTGTCGGGCATACCGTTAAAGTTCGGCGATACAAATTTCAGTGCAAGACCTCCGTGTATTTTCACTGCATTCACAAGCATTTTTTCTATCTCTTTCTCACGCATTTTACCTCCCATACAAGTTCCGAAGTTCCTTCCGTTCCCTATATCCTACGCGCGTATATATATGTGCGTAATTTTTAATATAATAATATATAATCTATATAACTTTTTAGGTAGCATCGGAACATTACCTTTAATTTATATAGGTTTTATGCCGTTTTTTAGTGTTCCGAACCAAGCTTTTTTACGGAACTTTTCGGATACATCGGAACACAAAACAGATATAGAAGTCTATACCTCTGTCCTTTCGTAACCTGCTGCCGCTCCATAAATTCCGAAACGGCTCTTTTTGCTCATCTTCTGCCAGCCCTCTATTTTTGCCATAATGGCAGATATGGCATTTGCGTCAATCCTTTTCAAATCCGCTTTCGCCTTACCGAAACATTCACACCATATTTCCATATTGCATACCTTCTGACGCTTTATTTCCCCTTTAATATTCACCTCTCCGAATTCACTTCCGTCAAGAAAATTCCGACGTTCATACAAGGACATTTCATTCCAATTTACAGGCAGCAATGTTTCAAGGTATTCACGCACCATACCCTCACGTTCGTCTGTTTCCATAGCCTCACGCTGAAGTTTCTTAGCAAGTTTCTCCGTCTGCTCATCAAGAATAAGCGGTTCGCCCCGCTTGTAATACACAAGCACCTCCGCCCAAATTTGATCTATATCACTCTGTGATAACTGCCACGGCTTTTTCTTTGAATTACCTGACACCTTAACAGGGAAAAAACGGCGATTTCCCGTAGTATCACGCAGATACCCATGTTCGGCATTTGTAGTTCCGATAAAAATACACTGCCTTAAATGCGGTGTTGCACGTCTTCCGAATGAGGCACGAAACACATCATTCTGCCTTGATATAAAGCCTCTAAGTGTTTCAATTTCCGTTTTCTTAAGCCCTGCAAGCTCGCCTATTTCAAGTATCCAAAATCCCTGCAGTTTTTCAGCCGCCGTTTTATCCTTTGTATCCGACAGCAATAGAGAATCATTAAACCACTCACCGCAAAGCTTGGATATAATCGTGCTTTTTCCAATCCCCTGCGGTCCTGACAGTACAAGCATAGTGTCAAACTTTATTCCCGGCACCATTACTCTTGCTACCGCTCCGCATAGTGTTTTACGGATAACCGCACGAGTGTATGGATTGTCCTCTGCACCAAGGTAATCCGTTAAAAGCGTATCTACACGTTTCTGCTTATCCCACTTCGGCAGACCGTCAAGATACTGCCGTATCGGATGGAACGAACGGTCATCAACAACTTTTGCAAGTGCCACATCATAATTCACTCTTGTGAATTTACCGTAGCTGTATGTAAGATATGTAAGCAGCTGTGCGTCATCAGCGTCCCGCCAATACTTAGACGGGTGCTGCCATGGTACATCACCGTTAATTTCTATACAGTCCGACAGTTCGTTAAAAACTATTCCCTTTAGTTTCGGATCGTTCTGAAGTATTATCGTAAGATTTTGTATGCTGTTTTCTACGTCACCGTGCTTATTCACAGACAAATACTTATGCCACGATGTATTGTCATTGTCATTAATCACAGAAAACTCCTCATACACAGCCTTTTCTTTATCCGTCAGTGTCTGTTCTTTAACTCTGCCGTCCTGCATTGCAAAGTCTGTCATTGCTTTAAATGAGGCTGATTTCTCACTGTCGGTTTCATCTTTGTCAAGATATGAAAACTTATGTATCCGCACCAAATCAAAGCTGTTGCACAGCTTACCGCAGGCAGGGTCTGTTGCGTGATGAGAGTATGCAAACTTGTCATTATACACTATTACTCCGGCTACGGAATCGGCGGGGATATAATCATAACGACCGTCCAGACTGCTTGGTTCATATACATCTGAAAGTAATGTGCTTATTGCGTCCTGTATCGTATATGCACGGCAAAATGCACCTACTATTCCCTGCTTTGTCAGAGGGTCTGCCTGTTTCTTCAATGCGTGTGATACAATTTTTTTCTGTCTTGACGAAACAGGATATTCAGAAGTATCATGCCAGTCTTTATAACGTGCAAGCACTGCGTCCGCATCTATTTCTTCACCGTCACGGTGCTGAAATACAAACTCACCGTCAGAAGATGTTGACGGCCAATACATAAGTCTATGCGGCTGATACGTTGTATCGTCAAACTGTTCTATGCCTATATCTGCCGCTATTCTGCGTGCAACCGCCGTATATTCATCTGCCGTAACAGGACGTGACAGAGGGATAATAAGCCTAAATCTCGGTGTTTGTGCAGTATGCTTGTGTGTAGAATATATCAGGCATTTGAAATTAAAGAACAGTTCAATCTGCTCCCAAAAGTCCTCGTCTGCGTAATCCGCATCAAGAGTGAGCAGACATCGGTTAATCACAGTATCTTTTCTCCTTAGACCGCTGCGAAGTTCACCTCCGACAAATCCGCCCACATCTTTGATATTATCCTGCTGACCTTTGGGAAGTTTACGATATTCCTGCACCGTTTCAGCCGTTCGTATTGTCTGAGAACACTTCTGAACAAATTTCTCCCACGAAAATTCTTTAATCTTCCACGCTCTTGATGTACGGCTGTTCCCGACAGATATTTTCATTGTCCCCTCCCGTTATACATGTCTATTAATCCCGTTTTTCCCTTTCGTTTTAATTGTTTCTCAACTTTTTTGCGTTCTGTCGCAGCTTTCGTCTTTGTCTTATAAAACGAACATCTTCTTCCTCCGAAATCATTATTCGTTAAGCAAATACAATAACCGTCTGCATTAGCAAAGCAGTCTTTTTTATCCAAACATCTTATTTTCATAATCGTACCCCTTTAAATTTATTTTCTTTTGCATTTTTGTTATTCCTTTTTATAATACTCACATTCAAAACCGTCAGCATTAAGCGGAAGTCCGTCCGCCCATTCGGGTTTTATACACATCAACTTGCACAGTTCGTCAACCGAACCGTAACCGTTCGGAACTTCACATATAATTTCATCATGAACGTGAAAAACAGTATCATATCCCGCATTTGCCGCATTTATCAGTGCATTTGCAAGCAAATCTCTTGCAGTCCCTTGTACGATATTCTCTGTCAGCTTACCGCCGAAAGTTTCAAGTCTGTCCCACTTCTTTGCGGAGTTTATCCCCATATATGTAATGCTGTCACCGCCGAACCTATTTGTACCGATTCGAGGTTTTATATATGACAGCCGTCTTCCGCTTGGCAGACGTATGAATAATATCCCCCGTTCATACGCAAACACAAGTTTTCCTAACGGAACGGTTGTTTTTTCTTTTATTGCTTTCATTGCCGCATTGCCGACTTCGTACCAAAAACGTACAATATGCGGATTGGCATTTCTCCAATCGTTAATTAAGCCCTGAAGTTCATTCTCCTGCACTCCCATCTCAACAGCACCCATATTCTTTAACGCACCGACTGAGCCGCCGTAACCGCAGTTGTGGACGAGTTTTCCCGATACGGTAAAACGATGATGTCTTCCGGCATTTCGTATGTCATAAACTCTAACCTTGCCTGAATTAACCGCCAATTTTTTCGTTTCTCGAATACTGCCGTTTCCGCATCTTGTATAATCTCTTTGCGACTTAATCCGTCTGATAACTTCCGAATTACCACACTTCTTACATAAGGCCAATATTTCTGTGAAAAACGACTTAATACGGTACACCGTTTGTTTGAATTGTTTTCCGTATGTGTTACAAACCGAATATTGTCTCGTGCATAACTTCCATTGTTGTCTATACGGTCTATTTCCAACTCCCGCTTCGGCAGACCATATTTTTTGATTAAATACAATCCTGCCTCTGTAACACTTGAAAATTCGAATTTTATTCCTCTTGCGCCATAATTGTGATAACCCTTGTCCTGTGGATTTTCGCACCGTTGCTTTGCTGCCGTTAGTCTCTTCTCCAGCCACAACGGAATTTGCCGTGGCTGAGAACAGCTTTGACAACCTTTTGATTTTCCCCTTTGCAGATTTGATAAAAGCTGCCACTGAATTGCACCACATCCTATACATTGCGTTAATACATAACAATGGTTCCATGACGCATTCCATCTTTTTTCTGCTGAGATTACTTTCACCCAGCCGAATTGCTGACCTATCATTTCCGGTTTGAATGATATATGCACCGCAGGAGGCAGCGACTCCAAACTGTATCGGCTTCTGTTCCCCTTTAACCCAAACAAGGTGTTCTTTGGTAGCTGTAAGTCCATCATATGTAATCACCTCTTGCTCACCTTTATATATAACTCCATCATGTGATACCCACTCTTCACCATCCCACAGTTTATGTTCAAGTGTAATTTTTTCTATTGGTATAAGTCCCGCATCCGTCAGCACAAGTTGACCTTCTGCTATGCAAGCAAGTTCTGATATTTTCCCCTTTTGACGCAGTTCGCCGTTTACTCCGTGTTTCTCCACCGGCACTTTAAACATCTTACTTGCGGACGCACAGTAAATATCACCGCCGTTTTTGAATGTATCTATTCGCCACTGCTCTCCTGCTATCCAAGCAAGCACACGAGCCTCAATAGCCGAAAAGTCTGCGACAATAAATCTATGGTTTGGTTTTGGAATGAGAACGGTTCTTATAAGTTCCGATAGGACATTCGGTACGTTTCCGAACATCATGTCAAGCATCTCAAAATCTCCGTCCTTTACAATATCCCTTGCAAGTGTTAAGTCCGGCAGATGGTTCTGAGGCAGGTTTTGCGGCTGCAGAATGTTACCGGACCATCTTCCCGTTCTGTTTGCACCGCAGAAACGCATCATTCCGTGTACACGGTTATCGCTGCACACACTGCGTATTACAGCCTCATATTTCTTGACGGACGTTTTCGCCATAAGCAGACGGAGTTTCAGCATTTCACTGACATCTCCGTCTGTTTCATCTGCCAGACTTTTAACAGACTTTTTTGACAGACTTTCAATTTCCACACCCTTTTCCTTGAGCCACTGTTTTAACTGCGTTACTGAATTAGGATTTTCAAGTCCCGTTATCATATATGCCTGTTCAACCGCCACAGCCATCTGTATTGAATTAAGCTTTACCGCCTGCTCAGCCAATTCACTGTCAACTAATACCCCTCTGTCGTTTATTATTTGGTCGAGAACATATAGTCGATGTTCCTCATCACTTATAGGATACATTTTAAGTTTATCGGCAATCTGACGTTCAACGTCTACATCACGCATACAGTATTTTTTGAATGTTTCCCACTTGTTTATATCGTGACACGGTCTGTTTCGGGTACGGTTTCCGTTTGATTTTGTCGGCTTGCACGGTACACAGAAATACTTAATTAACTCCTTGCCCTCCGTCATCTTCTGCCTCTCTAATCCGAGTACACTTCCGACATCGGCAAGCGACAAAGGCAGTGCCAGTTCCGCAGCCTGCACAGCTGTGCAGTACCAAGACTGAGGATTAAGATATTCTCCCTCGGGAAGCTTAAGATACCTTGACAGACACACACGTTCAAATTGTGCGTTATATGCCGTTTTCACAACGGTATCTGATTTTATAGCCTGTATTATTTCCTCCGGAAGTTCTTCACCGCCTGCAATGTCAATTATATGAACATCACCGTCATCAACAGCATATGCAAACAGTAACATCTCAAAATTAGGAGAGTCCGCATACTTATATACTCCGCACCTTATAAGGTCTACGTCAGAAAAGGTTTCAATATCACAGCTTAATTTTTTCATAGTTCTCACCATTTGCCATTAAATTTTAGGTTGACTTTATCCTAAAATAAGAATATAATATTTATATAAAAGAAATGGAGGTATGCAATATGAATGTTAATACCAAAACAATGGTTTCTATTTCCGAAGCCAATCAAAACTTTTCTAAAGTAGCAAGACTTGTTGACCAGTACGGTTCTGCTGT